AGCCATTATCGGTACCTCGCGGTCTTAGCAGCAATGCCTTTTGGTTGCTTGACAAATTGTTTTCCCGAGCGTTTTCCAGCGCGTTTAGCTCTTGTTGTCGCAGCGTACTCAGCAGGTGTAAGAGCATTGATTGCCGCCTCTGGGAGATACCGCTCGCCAGTTGCTTTTGAACCCTGTGTGCTAGGTTTGCCACTCTTGGTCCTCCACTTCTGATCAGTCCAATTCTTCAGACTTTGCTGCGGTGCTTTCAATCTCGGTAACCCCCGCCCCGCTGCTTATACTTCATGGCAAGCATCTGAGCTTTGCGAGCTGACCACTGCCCCGGCGATCCACCTTTGCCACCAGCTTTAATGCTGTTGAACAATGCTTTACGCATCCCCGGTTTAGTGTAGTTGCCAGCTTCGTTCACACGGGACTCGCCACCTTTAGAAAACGCCGTGAAATCGGTGTCATCCCGCCGAGATTTAGTAACCGGCTTGGGCATCTTGGAGGCACGTATGGCCCCCATCCCGCGTGAGGCCATCATCTCAGCACTTCCCGCCACCAGCCATCGTTACACGCATAGCACGAGTCTTACCTTTTTTGGCAATACCGTCAGCAGATTTATGTCCGGTAGCAAGACCACCGCTAGCGTAGGCTTTGGCTTTACCGCCTTTCTTCATACCTGCTTCGGCCATCTCATGCTTAATCATGGACTTGGGAGCGCCCTTTTTCTTCATAAAGCCAACTTCTTTAGCCATCATTGCTTTCGATTCTTTCATGTCACCACCTCTTGAAAATTTCCGACCTTCGTCGGCTTTAACAAAGTCTTTACCTACAGACTGGGGAATACCTACTTTCTTCGCAAACTTAGGATTGTTTGCCACCGCTGCCATCAGGTTGTGTTGCTTGCGGCTTGTCGATGGCATTATTTTGCTCCGAGGAGCCGATCAATTTTTTCTTCCAGTTTGTTAAAACGCTGATCAATGTGAACCATAATTTTGTCAATTTCTGCTTGAGTAACGTTATCACGAGCGATTTCCTCCCTCGTTTTATTCAAAAGAATATTCAAGCGTGTCACTTCATCACCTTGATCTTTTAGCTTCTCTTGAGCTTGTTTGTACACCACGGAAGTCAACCCCATTATCACTGACAAAGCAAGATTCCATACGGCTAAACCAATAACAACGGCTGTATCCATGAGTTAACATTTCCATGCGCGAAGGGATTTGTTAATACGGCTGTTTGGGTCATTAGCAGTCTTGGCACTCGTAAGCTTTTTCTTCATACCTTCCATCCTGGCGCAGAATGACTTTTTACGAGGCCCACCCTCTGGCTGAGGTGCTTTTAGCCCAGGCTTACCCGGATTAGCTGCGTTATAAGAGGCTCGACCCTTGGCATTCAAACCGCCTTTAGGATTCTTACCTTCTTTGCGCTGCCATGCCGGGGTCTTAGCCATAGAAGATCACCATTGACGTAGTGTTCGTAACAGTGCCATGTAACCCTACCTGCGCCAAAATACCTTCGCCGGGGAGTGGGATGATGGTATACCCTGCTGCTGAACTTGCAGATGTATTAACTGTTAACAAAATTGGACCCGTGGCGCTTCCGTCGCGAATAACGACAGACCCCGCAGACGCACCATTCACTGCGTAGATTGTTTTAATCCTTGCGCGTGGAACCGCCAAACTGTTTTGGTTTAAAAAATCACCAGTCGAGGTTAGCGGTTGGGTCGCAAAGACATCATATTGCATAGATGCCATGACGCGCCCCTAATTAAGTAGCAGTCGTTACGTTCGTCCAAGTCGTAGAGCCGGTAGTATTTACATACAGACGAGTACTTGTCGAAGAACCATCCGTACGAAGATAAATAGAACCTTGAGCTGCGGATATCGTTGGAGCACCAGAACCAACATAAATGCCAAGGCCAGCCGTAGACGACATTGCAAAAGCAAGCATACCACCAGCCGTAGGTGCGGTGCCACTATCTGCTGTTACGTTGCCGGTTGCACTAACAGTTGTTGCTGTTACGTTTCCAGTCACATTGCCTACGAACCCATTGTCAGATATGACTGGGCCACTAAAGGTTGTATTCGCCATTAGATCCTCACATGCGATATCGGTGTATTAGTCTGCATGTCGTCAGCCGGGACTGTCTAATACACCGGGCTAACCCCGGAATACATCTAGTATAAATAAAAAAGGGGGTTTTGCAACCCCCCTTCTTCGTACCGTTTAGGCTCCGGGCGAACCGAACATCCCAAGCGGATCAGACCAGCCAAACGAGTAGCGCTCGCGGCTCTTATAACGAACGTTCCCGGTGTCGAAGTCTCCATCCATTCCCTGTGTCAAAGGTGCGCGGACAAAGTGCTTCATACCATTGGGTACGTCAGTTGTAAGGAACCAAGCGTCGGTATCCGTCAAGAAGTGGTTAATGGCATAACCCTCGGGGATCGAACCATTATTCTTCAAGGCGTTGATCGTGTTGTCTGCCGTGTCAACGCGCAGTTCCGTTTCCAGAATACGAGTTGCAACGAACTGCAATGCAGACGGGATGATCAGTTTCTTGGGCTTAGCTGCAATCAACAGACCACGTTCGTCAGTCCAAGCTGCAATCTGAATAACCGCTGCTTCCAACGATGTTTCAGAAAGGTCAGCCGCAACTGATGGTGTGTTGCTGTTGGTACCACCAGAAACTAATGGATGTGCTGTCGAAAACAGAGCAACCCCATCACCACCCGTGTAGGTAGCATTGAAGCCGTTATTAAGGACCGCAGCAGCTTTAGTCTGCTTGGTATATGCCATAGCGCGAGCCAAGGCTTTGGTATAGCGATTAGCCAGACTGTCGTACAGGTTGTCCTCGATAGCCTCTTCGGTCAGCGAGAATCCCAGAGCGATAGTCTCATGGACGTAACGAGCGGTCCAAGCTTCTTGCGCGTTATCGTAGGCCATCGCACTGCCTTCGTTCTTGACTGGTGCAGCCGAGAATCCAGACAGTTTGGTTTCCTCTTCAAACGAACGCTCAGAAGTCTCGGTCTCGTAGATTTCCTTGTGCTCTTCGCCATAGCGAGCATACTCAAGACCAAACAATGCGTTCAGTCCGGGGAGAAGCTCTTTCAGTAGTTGTGCGCGTGAAATAGCCATTTATGTTCCCCTTTACGCAGTTGCCGTAGCGTAGTAGTACTCGTGCTGACCGTGGTTCAGTTTCACGAGAATCTCGGGATACTGATTAAATACCAACGTTGCACTAGCCGCAAAAGCTGCGGATGGAGCTTGGTTCAAAACGAACGAAGTCGCACCAGCAGAAGCAGCCGTATCTACAAACGAGCCGGACGGAATGTAATTACCACTTGAATCCAACGAACCTACATCAGTACCCACTGGCAGTGCGAATGGCAATGCCGAGCAAGTAACCGTAGCAGTAGAAATGCTGGAATAAGTAGCACTGCCAAGAGAAACAGCGGTCTCTGTCACCAAACCAAGTACACGCAAGGGCAACGCATCGGTTGTCGCAGGAGTGTCGTTAGGTGCGAGTACAGCGTTCTTGGAATCACCAGTAAGCGTACTTCCGGTGTTGTTGATCATTGCCAAGTTCTGGCCGATCATGGCGCGAGCGCCCGAAGCAACAGTGGTAGTAGCAGAGCAAACGACTGCTTTAAAGACCGTATCAGGATCATCGCAGACGATTGCAACAGCATCCCCAGCAGCGGTACTGGCGGGCCAGTATTGCGACCAAGTCTTCTGTTTGGTGGTGGGGTTGGTGTACGAGCAGCCCAGGAAAATGCCAACCAGCGTACCAAGGGTACCTGTCGAAACGGAAATACGCTCCAAATTACCACGGACGAGAGCTACGCAATCGCCATAGAAAATACTGGTGCTGTACCCATTTGCAATAGCATATTCACGAGTCGAACCCGCAAACACCTGTCCGCCGATCAAATTGATCGGCTTTAGCCCGTAAGGGGCGTCTACAACAGGATAAGCCATTTTTGACCTCGTTTAAGTTAAGTTCCTTTACCGAACGATACCTTTGAACGCTTCTCCGCAAAGAGTGGCATCCGAGCATCGCTCTCTCTCATAAAGTTGTTGTCTACAGCGTCCATGTTGGCTTTGGCAACATCGTTGAAGTGTTTGGTGCGTTGGTGTACAAACTCTTCAGGCATTTTGCAGAGCAACAATCCGTCGATCTCGATATTGTCTTTGAACCGACTATTTTCGTCGCGCATAAACATAAGGTTTGGCTGTTCTTCAATCCTTACCGGCTCCCATCCTTCTCTGAGTTTGGCAGAGATATTCTTGGGGTCAGCTTTCCCAAGCGAAGATACGCGTACCCAACGAGGTACATATCCAGGCATTGGTTCAACTTCAGGTAGGACATCAGCACGCTTCCACTGTTTAGGGCGAGCGGACTTCTCTCGGTTCTCAACTTCTCTGGATAAACGATTTTCAGCCATTTGCACGCTCCAATTTCAATTGTTCCTTCACATACTGTTCAGGAGTTATCCCCATCTTTTTGATGACATTAAGTTGGGATTGACTAAGTTTGACCTTTTTGGAGGTCGTACTACGAGAAACAGGAGCTACAACAGTAGCTGGTCTTTCTGTACGTGCTGGAGGTGATTTTGTCTCAGGCTCAGCAGGTTCATCTCCCCATTCATACTCGGGGAACCTCTTACGCATCGTCTTATCAACGATTTCCCAGTACTCGTCAGATCCTTCAAACGCTGCACCACGTTCCCTGATCAGTTTGTTGTTTAGACCAAGTGCGGCAGCAGTCATTTCATCATCTGATCCAAACCACGTATTTTGTCTACGCCATGAATCAGTTTTAGGATCTAATCTCGGAGCCTGTGGCTGCGATTGAGGTAAATTTACTTCAGTTTCTTGCGATTGTACAGGGGGTTTGTATCCTTTTAATCGCTCAAGTCTATAAGTTGCTTCATTTAACTGCTTTTGTGCTTCTAATAATCGATCTGAATCGCCCGCTTCATAAGCTTCTTTATAAGCTTTTTCAGCATTTTTAAGTTCTAGTTCCACAGCATTTTTAGCTGTATTAACTAAATGTCCTTCGTTTTCGGTCACTTTAGAACGAAGCGTTTTAATTTCATTTTGCAGTTTCTGTGCTACTTCTAGCGCAGCTTGCTGCTCACGCACCGCTCGTTCTTTTTCACGACGTTCGTCGTGCCAGACCTTCTTCATCTGCTTGAGTCGTACTTTAACTTTCTCGGAGTACTCTTCAAGCTCATCGTCCTCAAGTTCTTTAACTAATTCCTTGGGTAACGGCTCCCGCCCACGATCTTCAGGGGGCGTATCGTCTTCGATCTCAATTTCAAAATCAGTGTTGGCGTTTTCTTGCTCAGCCATTTTTAAACCCCTTATGCGCGACTAATGCCGCGAGGATCTTCTACAACCCCCTCGACAGAGTCATCGTTAATAATGCGAAATTCCCTTCCATGAATCTTCAGGCGTGTGCCTGCATGGGGGCGAACCAGTACAAAATCACCAACTTTGCAATACGGCCCTGATGGGAATCGCTTCTCATCCTTGTATGCGTCTGGCCCCATTTTGACGACAAATAGCACCGTAGTTAGTAACTCTTCATGATGCATAGTGACTTCGGCTTTAATTAAGCCGGTATCAAACTTGTCTTCAATTTCTGGGATCGCACACAAAATCCGATACCCTGATGGTTCGGGGAGTTGTCGCGCTTTTTCTTCGGCGGTTTCCGGCAATACCGTCGCAGAGCCGCTTGTAGACCCTACTAGGAGTTCACTCATCGTCGTCACTCATCCTTTCTAACATATCGGCAAGATACCCTTGCGCTATTGCAATTCCACGCATCACACCGCATTGAAAGCGATAATCCGCGTGGTCCTTTGCCAACCCCTGCGCTAGAACTTCAGCTAAATGCTTTTGTTCATCGACGCAGCGGCTGATCAAATGCCGTAAAACCTTCTCAGACTCTGTCATTTATTCCCCTTTTTTGTCTCAACAGCCTTAGCAGTTGTCTGTTCTCGTTGTTGCTGCATTGCAGCAATATTTCGAGCTATATCAGCACCAATCCGTGTACCTTCTATCTCGTTACGGACAGCTTCAACACCTTGCTGGAACTCCTGTTCCATCTGATCTTTGGCGATTTGAGCACCCAATCGGGCACCGTCCATCTCCATTTGTGACTGAATCCGCATACGCTCAGTCTCGATCTGGGCTGCTTTAAGCTGGGCATCCGTCTGATCTTTAACTGTTTTGCGTTGCAGTTCTTGAGCTTGGAGTTGAAGTTCTTGTTGCTGCATCTGCACAATTGGGTCTTGTGCGGCTTGCTGTGCTTGCTGTTGTTGAACCATCGCCTGATTAGCTTGCAAGAGTTTCTGTGCTCCTGCGGCAGCAAGTCTGGAGATCTCGACCTCCATATCTTCAGGTAGTTCTTCGTTAGGTGCAGGGTAGGGAACCCCGAGTTTGTCTTCGATGTTCTTACGATATTGAAAGGCAAAGTGTTGGGCAATATGCGCCATAAATGCTGCTTGCATAGCCTGAGCGTTTGGACTCTGACCAAGTATTTGAGCAGTGGTGGGGTCTTGCAGTGCAGACATATGCACTGTGATGTGCGCGGCGTGATCTTGGTAGATAAACGCCTTGACTGGCTTGCCTTGGAACATATCCATGTTCTCAGATACAGGGTCAGTCGGTTTCATATCATCTTCCATCGGCACAAGCTTCTCGGCGTTTTTGATACCGAGAACCTCTAACATCTGCCTATGAAGATAGGGTAAGTCATATAACTGAGGCGCAGTAGCAGCCAACTGCATAACCGCTTGGTACTGCACTACTTTCTGACTCATTGTCGCTGCGTTCGGGTCACTGACCGGAATCACATCAACGTTGTCGTAGTCTGATTTCTTAGCCCTTGGCCTACCGTCTTCCGGCTCGTAGTCGTAAGACTCAGGTGTGTAATCAGCGATGATGGTTTTTAAGAGCCGGAACTCCTGCTTCATCGCGTAGTGAATCCGCGCCTGAACCGCCGACATAACCTTTAGTGTGCGCTCCAGTATGGCTAGCGTAGTCCCAACTGGAGACTGAGCCGACATATCAGAGACTTTAAGATCAGCAGCGGAGGCGAACCTACGCCCCTCGTCAATAATCTTATCCATCAACCCAGCTAAAACTTGGGACGGCTCCTTATATGGGAGCGGCATGATGTTGTCTTTGAGCGCACCCGAGGCTATATCTACATCGCGCCATTCAGCCGGAGCAAACGGCGTGTCATCGCCTTTAGTACGCATCCCCTTGGTCTTAAACCCACCAGGAAGATTAGCGAGTGAGCCTGCGTCTACAAGCTGACGAAGAATCGATGTACCTGACTTAGCAAACCCACCGATTAAATGGATAAGCCCAAAGGCATAAAACCCAAAGCCTGGAACATAAGGGTAATGAACAAAGTGCTGACGCTTCTTCTTTAACTCATCGTCTGGGTTCCAATTACGCCTAATTGCTAAGATCTTGCTGTTTGATTTCTCAATCGTAATGACATATGGAACAGCCAGCCCAGTCTCTTTACCGTCTTCATCTTTGTCAGGAAAGCCCGGAAGATCAAGGGTTACGTGCATTTCTAAGAGCTTGTACCGGTTATCGGTTGTTGCCCTGAACCCCATCTTTTCTGCGATCTTTTTCTCTACTTCATCAAGCGAATCGCTAGGATCTTCAAGCTCTACATCAACATAGAACCCACTCTCCATCAACCGCTCTAGCTCGTTTTTAGTCTTACGCATGACATGCGTAACACGCTCGGCTGTCTCAATATTCGCAGCACCATATGGCACCACAAGATCATCAGCCGACACATACATCGCCGTCTGCCGATCAAGTCCTGGGTCAAAATAGATTTTCTTAAACGCATTACCAGCCAGCCCCAACCCCCACAGCATCTTCTCGTGCTCAGGTCTGTATTCAATCATCACATCGGTAAGCTGGTGGTTCATATCCGCCTGCACACGGGAAGCGGACTCTTTTTTCTCTTTAGTTTCTTCACCAATAATTTTGGTACGTACTGGGCCTTGTGCTGGAAATGTTTCCATGATGGTTTCAGCTTGAAACTTCACCACAGCTTCAGTCAGCAGGGGGTGATACACACCACAAGCTCCGGGCCAAGGCTCCGTACGGTCTTCAACCTTAAGTCCTAACAGATCAAGCCCATCGACGTAGGTCTGCATCCAGTCTTTACGGGATGAAATGTCATCTTCAAAATCACTACATAAATCTTCAGCTAGTGTGGCTAGCTCTTTAGCATCCATCTTCTCAGCGAGGTTGTCGTTAAACCCATCATCCCCGTCTTCCTTACCAATAACAATCTCTAGCCCGCCCAGGCCAATAGCAACAGACTCGGGATCTTCGATCTCAATCTCGATGTCCGGCTCCATGACCAGACCTTCGTTCTGTAATCCCAAGGGCGCTTGGTTTAACGCCTTATCAAAAAAGCTTGTAGCCATGATCTATCCTTAATAGTAGGCATATTGGTTTTTACGCCTGTACATCAACGGTTCTTCAGGCTGATCGGATGGCAGTCTGATAAACCCGCCGTTTCTAAAACGCATTAATGCTTGCGTCGTGGAGTCAACCAAGTCGTCGTTTGTA